ATGATGGAGTATACTTATTATATAGATGAAACACAAAAACTAGGAGGTAATAAAATGAAAAATGAAAATTTGGTAGGAAGAACTTGGGGAAGTTTTACAGAGGCAGAAAAAAATGAGCTTTTAAAAAATTCTGATACAACAGAAAAAACTGGAGATACAATAGTTGATTTTGAAAATGGATTATCAATAGTTGGATTTTTAAGAGAGGGAACGGATGAAGTAATTCTTGAAATAGCAGACGAAGCAGTGGTATACAACCCAGTAGCCTAAGAAAATGAGCTGGGCATCTCTAAAAACTGCTCATTAGCAAATGCGGAGGGTGAAGGAATGAGAAAGTTGAAGGTTGATTTTTTAGAGAAAAAACTATCAAAACTATCAAATAAAAATATTGTTGAAATATCTACTTTTGAAAATGTTATTAATGTAAATGATAACAATTTCGTCAATATGTTTCCTAGATTTTTAAAATATATAAAAGATATAGATAGTAGAACATATATTATAGAGAATTTACTTTTTCTTGATAATTGTATATATGATAAAAAAAATAATTTATATATAGCTACTTATTCTGAAGTTTTAAAAATATTAGAATTAGATCATGATACTTTAAATAAAGTATCGCAAGAAATAATAATAGTGATTGGTCAAAATATTATTAATGTAGATGATACTATCGAGCAAGTTAGAACTCTTATAAATGAGGTAAGAGATTATGATCTCGATAGAATTGTTAAAAAAAATTTAGAAAATGGATTTGACGTAGTGAAGATAAAAGATATTAATAAACTCTTAGAATTCAATACGAATGAAGAAGTAAATCTCAAGATAATACCTTTTAGAAATTTTTTAGCTTCAGTTTTTGACGAAGGAAAAATTTATAAAGATACAATAGGAGTATTTACTTTCAGTTTCTCTAGACTAGACAAAGAAAATGTAGATGAAGTGCTGTTTGATGTAGTTAAAGAATATTCTAAAAAAGTGGTTGGAAAAGAGTTTCAAGAAATATATAACCACTTTTATGATGATATTTTTCATAATAATGAAGTTTTTTATCTTTGTCAAGTTTCTAATATTGGAATAAATATTCCTGTTGTTTCTTTGATATTCGGAAAGAATATAGAATTCAACAATGAAACGCCAATGATAAAAGCAATAACAAATATTTTGATAAAATTTTATAAAAAAGTAAGTGAAATAAAAGATGGTGGAGAGATTGAGATTTCAACAGTAGAGCCGATTTTCAAAAACGGAAGTTGGAAAGTTGAATCTAGAAGGCCAAGTTTTGTAAGAAGTCACATACGTCATTATAAGAGTGGAATAGCTACAATAGTAAGACCTCACACTAGATTAGGGACTAATACTAAATTAGGAATATGTGTAACAATCTAATTTTTTACTTATTACATCTATTTCTCTAGATGGAATTTCAATTGTTTAAACATACTTAGCTTAAAATGTTCAGTAAATATCAATAGTTGTTGGAGACTAAATAAATATTAGGAGATAAAAATGGCAGGGATCAAAGGTCAAAAATCTGGTGGATTTGGAGGTCGTAAAGCGATAGATTCATCGGAAAAAAGAAGTATAACTATGAGCTTTAGAGTGAATAAAGATGAACAAAAAATTATAAATGATGCAAAAGGAGAATTATCTTTATCAGATTTTATATTAGAAATGATTAAGGAAAAAAGTGATAAAATAAAAAAAGAGGATTAAACTAATCCTCTTTTTGCATATATAAACGTAAGATTAATTTTTAGAAGTGCCTTAAAATCGATTTTACGAGGTCGTTTTTTAGCTTTAATCATTGATCTAATTTTTGTTTCTTTACAGCCAATATGTTTTCTATAAGACCAGGTAGTTTTATTCCTAACTTAGTTAAATTTTCCATTATTGATATAGACTCCATTATGATACAACCAGTAATCATACAAACTCTGAGCGAAATATTTATATCATTTAGAAATGTGGCTTTATCTAGTTGTGCCATAGTTGCAATAGCTAAATAAATAGCTGGTTTTCTAATAATAAAACCTATAAACATGTTTTTAGATAATACATTTTTTTCTTTTATAGCCTTGAGAAGCCCTGTGGCACAATCTATTATTGTCAAACAGAAAAGAACTCTTATATCCCCATCAATTCCACCTACAGCACTTGCAAATCCTGCTCCAAGCCAGAAAAACAAACCTTGTGTATATAATAATAAGTTATCAAGTGTTTCCTTAATATTCCCCACCTCTATTTTAATTTTAGTTTTAGTTTTCAAATAAATAGTTTATAATTTTTTCGGTCATTGAATACCACCAAGGACTGACCTCTAGTTTTGGGAATATCTCATTCGCTCCACAAATTCCAACTAGAATTATTGCAATAATTACTATTATCTGTTTGAAGTTTTCTTGTTTTTTTATTTGAATCTCCTGGTCTTTTTCTCCAGATTTTGATCTCTTAATAAAGAGATCTAGAACTTTATTTAATATTAATCCAAATACAGTCTTTATAAAAATTCCTCCATTTTTTTATTTCTAACTATTCAAAATATTTCTAAAAGAAACTTTCTTCTTATTATATTTTCTGCAATTTTATTTTCTATATCTAATACATCAAACCCATATTTTATCCATCGTTCTTTTTGCTCTCCAAGTATTGTAAATTCATCTATAAGTTTATTAACTTCTAAATTTATGTCCTCCTGAGTTCCCCCTTCTTCCCATAAATTATTTTCTTTATTCCATAATTTTTTAAATAAATAACTTGGAGCTTCCACTCTGATAATTTTATTATTCTCAACATATTCTCCATCCTGAAGCAATTCATTTTTATTATCTAACAAGATTAGTTCTTCTCTAGTTTTTTCTCTTATTATATTTATATCTAACATCGGATTCTGAAACTCTATTTCACTTACTATATGGATTCCCATATTCCAGTCTGGATAAAAGTTTAAGGGATTATTCGTAAACTCATTATTTGAGTTTACGATAGGTTTTGCTACTATGTTTAATGTTTTTACATCATAAATATAAAGTATCACTTAATCACTTCCTGTAATTTTATTTTTTGTTTTTATTTATTTTTAAATTATGTAAATTATAAGATTTAAGCAGTTTTTATATGTTTCAGCAGCTTCTAAAGCCAATAAAATGGTAAAAGCTATAGGTTGTTTGTCCATGTCCTCAATTTTAAAAAGCTAGTAAAATCAACACTTTAGATACTATGAAAAAGTGGAAATTTTGTATAAATCTTATAATTTATTGATTTTTTAAAGTCCTTTCGACCTTCTAATTTGCAATATTTTATCTCTATTTTCTGCTCCGCTTTTTGTTTTTATATAATATTCTTTTGTAACTTTAGTATCAGAATGATTTGCATACTCAGACGCAAAATTTATATCTGAGAGGTTACTTAGTAAGTTTATAGCCGTTTTTCTAAGAGTATGCGGATAAAGTTGTTCATAACCTATCAACTCTCCTATTTTCTTTATCCTAGCTCTTATGGTACTTTGTTGCATTTGTACAATTTCACCATTTCTTTTAGTTATAAATAATAAGTCTGATATTATTCCTTTATTTTCTCTCTCATTTAGCCATTCTCTCAATAATTTTTCAGTATTGTCTAGGAAAATTATATCTACTATTTTATTTCCTTTTTCTTTAACGTTTTTAAAATATCCACCTTTTAAATCTAATTGAGATAATTTTAAATTGGATATAGCGGATATTCTAGCCGCACTTTCCAGGAACAACTCCCACATTAATCTTGATTGAATATCAAATTTTTTAGAGTTATGCTCCATAAGGATTTTGGCTCTCATAATATCTTCTATAGATAAGTAATAACTTTCTCTTCTTTTGTCAAATCTTCCATTTCTTAATCTATCTAATTTATGTTGAAAAGGATGATATTTGATAAGATCTCTTTTTACACACCAGATATAAAAACTAGAAATTGCTGTTAATTTGTTGTTTATAGTTTGATTATTATTTCCCTTGTCTCTGCAATGATTGATATATCTCTCAAGAATATTTACACAACTCTTTATTGTCGCTTCTGACAAAAGTAACTTATTTCCTTCTTTTTCTTTTAAATAACTTAAATAATCTATCATTCTGCTCTTATACATCTTATAAGTAGTATTTATGGTTTCAAAATTTCTAGCTTTATTAGATTCTAAATACATGTCATAAATCTGCATATTCTTTTCGTTGTAATTCATAGTTGTTCCTCCTAAAAAATATAGTAAAACTATATTTTAAAGGTTTACTTGACTTTTAGATATAAATAATTTCTAAAATTAGAGAATTTAGTAGGTTCAAATGGGAATATCCAAAATAAAATAGTTTTCAAACAATATAGATGGATTTCTCCTCCCAATTCAATTGAAGAAGTTAAAATTCCCATAGGGATTGATTATAAACATATTCTTAATTTTTCAATAACTTTTGAAAATGGAAAAATTGCACTGAATCAACAGATTATTAAAAACAATATAATTTTAGGTCTAAATACAGCTCCAGATGGTTATTGGATAAATCCTCAAAATGGAGGAAGTGGAACAATTTATCTAATGCTTTTAGTTTAATACTTTGCGATATAAATTATTTGACCAGTGTATAATGCGGGTCTTGAAATATCGTTAACAAACCAACTGAATTCTGACTCCGAAACATACATTTCTCCTGTGGCCAACGGCACACCATCGCCAGTTAAAGCTCCACAACCCTTTGTCAGAGCAATAGCCCAGGTTGGTAATCCGTATATTCCGCCAGAATTTTGTGTTGGAGTGTAAGAAGAAACACTTAATATACAAATATTCCCAGTTCGTTCTATGATTATCTCGAATCCATATGAAGTCATAGTATGTTTGTTATAACATGATAAATTCTCTAATATTAGAGAATTTAATTGGTGATGGAATTGTTTTAAAAAAAATATCAGGCGTTAGTGGAGAAATAGCCGTTTGTGATAGTGCTAGAAATAATAACACTATATTGGTTAGTGTAGACCTAGGTGATTATGGAAGAGGCCTAAGTATCAGTTCTAACCTTATTGAATTTTTAGAACTTATTATCCCAAATGGATTTAAAATTAATAGCACATTTTTCCCAATAGTTTCAAACAAAGGAAAAGTTATTGTAGCTAGAATTAGGAATGGTAAAATTTTGGTAAACTCACTTAATCAAATTTTGGTTGATTATGATGAATCTTTATATTTTTCTATATCATTTATACTCCATAAATAAATTTATTTTTACTTTAATATTAGAGAATTTAATCGAAGACTTAGGGATCAGAAAAATAGAAATAGGAAATTTTTCAATAGCAACACCCTCAGTTGTTGGAAATACCAAAACTATATCCTTCAAAAATTCATTTGCGAAAGTTCCAATTTTATTTATAAGTCAAACTAATTATAGTGGCACTACGAATGAATGGGCAGCAATTCAAACTTCAAAAATAACCACTACAAACTTCATAGCTAGGCATGCTGGAGGAACTTCTAATTTTACTCCAACATTTTATTATGTTGCTATAGAGTTACTGAGTTAAAGACTATCAACCAATATTAGAGAATTTACTTAAAATAGAAACTTTAAACTATACTTTTTCTGATTTTGCTAATGCTGTATTAGAAGCATCTTTTACAATAACTGCAAAAAAAATAGGAAATACAACCACATTAACTATGTTTGTTAATCCAACGAGTGTTGGAACTTTAGAACCTGTGGTTAAAAAATTGAAATATATATTGCCAAGTGAATTTAGACCCGCTCTAGGAGTTTATGGTGTTGTAAGACCAGATGCTTCAAGTCCTTTTATCATGATATTTAGCATAGACCAAAGTGGTGAAATTAAATTTTCATTTGATTCAAAAATTGGTGTAGGAAATGGATGTGCTGGAACGATTTCATATGTAAACTAAAGTTAGATTCTACCAAGCACTATAACATTTGCAATCAATTGCTTTGCTCCCCCAAAGTTAGTTAATCTGATTGCATTTTTTCCTATTGGCACAGCTACAGTATGCCTCGATACCTCTGAATCAGAGTTCATTAGTGCTATAAAATTAGTGTCTTTATATACAAGGGGAAGGTCACAATCTAGCTGAAATTGGCCATTAGGATTTGAGATGTTGTACTTACAAAGACATATTCCTAAATCACCTATTACAAAAGATATACCTTTTGAATCAGAGTTGAAATTAGATAAATTCTCTAATATTGGCAGGACAATAATTTCAATAATTGTAGCATCTTACGCGAGCATAAATATAAATATTTGAATTAGTCTCAATTTTTAAAATATTATTTTCTTCAAAAACTTTATAATAAATGAAATTACCATCACCAACATCTTTGCCGAGTATTCCTGAGTAATTAACCGTATTATAATTACTTCTAAAAGTTATAGTTTTAGCTTTTAAATCTTCAAACTGTGATGTAGCTTGTGTCATGGCAATATAAACTTCTATCACTCTGTATGATTTCATTTCTGTCATATTTATAGAATGTTGTAACCCTGATTTATATGTATAAACTTCTTTAGACTTGAGCAAATTCTCTAATTTACCTAATAAATCATCATTTGAAATCGCAGTAAAGTAGGTAGCATCTGCGTAATTTATTGATGTGTTTCTTATACACTTAAAAATACTTTTGTTAGCTGTGTCGTAATATGCTTTCCCCGCAACTTTAGTAGTAGTATTATTTAAAATTCCACTATATTCAATTCCTAATGTTTCTGCGAGCTTAGCCCCTTCTAAAATTTGTCCTGTAGATATTCCAAAATTCTTATTAAAAGCAGTATTTTTTACAAAAGAATTTTCTTTTTTACCAAAATCTTCATATATCAACTGCATAGCTTTACTAAATGCAGTTTTTCCTAAAATTGGATCTAAAGTTTTAAGAATTTTTTTCATTAATTCCCCCTTAATTTTTTTATTATCTCTTCAACTTCTATAGTTGTTAGAATATTATCTATTTTTTTAAGTGCATAAAGTTGGTTATTAAGTAATATTCCCTCATTTTCATTTATCGTGTAGAAACTTTCTGTTTCTGCTACAAGAATAATATCTCCAATTTCAACATATTTATTTTCTTGAAGAGATTGAATCGTATTTTCTCTTAAAAAACTTTCTGTATCTCTTTTATTTCTAAAAATCACTATTTTATCCCCCTAATACAGCAATTTCACTTCCTATTTTATATTTCTCTTTAAGAATTATTTCTTTATTTGCATAATTTATACTATAATGTTTGTCAAAACTTAGTAGATAACCATTTATAAATATCTTTAATTTGCTTAAATTAAAGTTAGACGGAAGAGTTATTTTCTCTGTTTCAGACTCTAATATGTAGTCGTATCTAGATTCTAAGTTGCTAATATACTCAGTTATTAAAACTGACGCTTTATATTTATATTTTTCATTAAGCATTATTTGTTTTAAAACTGTATCAACAGTATAATGTTGATTTAAAGATAACAAAATTCCATTTATAGATACTTTTAAAGTTTTATTTAAAATAAAATCTTGAGATAAAGTTATAACACTTTCACCAGGAGTAAGGGTGCATTTAAATTCATTTTCACTAACAGAAGCTAAAGGCATAATTAAAGTTAGCAGTGTTTTTAGCCCAGATTTATTTAATAACGCATTCTCATCTTGATTATTTAAAAGAGCATAGTATGATTTTTTAAAACTAGATATACTCATGCTTTCTCCTTACCTTTTTGACGCTTCAACTAAACTCTCTATGTCTGCATTTGTTATATAAACCATTTTCGCTTCTAGGTTTGTAGTTCTAGTTTCAACACTGCTAATTCTTGAAACTGCATTTCCTAAATTAGCATCTGTAGTTGCTATTTTTGTTAAAGCTAATGCTGAATCTGTTGAAGCCTTATTCCACTGCCCTCTTTCTGCTGCTGATATTATCTTTGTTGAATCTATCTGTAAAATACCATTTGCATCGACTGTAATTATAGATCCTGACTTTACCCCTCCGAGAACAGCTGAAGTTGCTTTTGGTAGAGTATAATTACTTAATCCAGCCAATTTAATAACCATTTCTTTAGTCATTAGTCCATTTGCTGTTGTTGTTGCAACACCTGGAAGCATTAATCCACCTAAATCTTGCCAAATTTTTGTATCTGATTCATAAATATAGAATGTATTTTCTCCTGTAGTAACAATACCAAACCAACCATCTTGAGGATTAGGAAGTGCTTTTAATGCTTCTAATGTAGGGAAACTACCTTTCCATGTGAGACCACTTGCTAGTGTATTTAAAGCTGAATCAAGCTGACTTTGACTTATCTTTGCATTCCATGTTGATTTCTCTGTATCACTTACAAATCTTTTAGCTGCATTTTCTATAACGTCAGTTGCTTGATGTGTATGAGCTAATCCAGCTTTCTTTTTTATATCTTCATATATTAAAGTCACTAACTCTTCTAGTTGTTCATATTTTAAAATAGCATTTGCATTTGCCATAATTTTATCCCCCTCTAATTTTATCAATTAAAATTCGTACTTGTGTCGAAGTTATTATGCAGTTATCTATATGATCTTTTACTTTTTCTGTATATTCCTCTAGTTCTCCTTTACCGTTTGCTATAACTTCATACAGCTCGTCAATAGTTCCTTTTATATCTTTTGCAATTAGTTCAGGAATATATTGATTTAAGAGTTCATAATCTTTTTTTTTACAACATAGAAGTAAATTTCTTCAGTTGCTTGTAAGATTGAATCTCCTTTTTTTTGAGTTAATCTTACAAAAACTTGACCTGGGACTTGAAGAACTTCATTAGGGATTTTAATTTTTACATTTTGTTGTAAATTAACTTTTTTTTGTACATAAAGTTTTTTTTCGTTTTCATTATAAAATGAGAGTTCCAGTTCAGATTCTGGAGTGAAATTTTCTATTTGAATATCTAAAATAGCAATATTCAAATCCCCTTCTAAGAATACTCCTCTTTCAAATTGCAACTCATTAATTCTCCAGGAAACTTTCATAATTTTTTCTAAATTCATACTACTATTCCCCCCTGAGATTATTTATTATCTCTTCAACTTCTGTAGTTGTCATTTTTGTAGTTTTTTCTGTTAAATCTTTTGTTAAAGTATCTTTTAATTTAAAAACAGCTTTAGCTGTAGAAAGCTTGTTTTCATCATCTTCTATTAAATTAGTTTTATTCAAATTAAAACCACTATTTTTAACTTCTATTTTTGGCTCTTTAGCATCTAATTCTCCCTGTATTTTTTTAGCATTTTCATCAATAATATCAAAGTTTTCATTCAATACTTCTATATCAGCTAAATTATCATAACCTGGTTTCTTTAATTTTAAAGTATCTGTTTGTTTCAAGTTATATTCCCTCCATTTTTAAAAGTTGTCCCCATGTAAATTTTTTGTAACTATCCCAAACTTTAGGTTTTACAACTCCCCATGGCCTATATTTGAATGTAAAATTTATTGGCAAATGTGCTGGTTTAGCTTCATTTATTGCTGATTTTAAAACTTCAACATCTCGTGGAATCCCTATAACTGACACAAAAGTTATTTCTATAACTGCATTTGTAAATAATATTGCTACCTCTCCATCTCTCCAGGAGTTAGCTATTGTTCGTAATAATTTTAAATCACATTTCCCAGATGTTTTCCATCTAGCTTCTATTTCTTCTCTTTTTCCATCAAGTGTTATACTCATAGTTTTATAATCCATTTGATTCTCTAAAATAGCAATTCCAAATGCTGTCATTGTATCGAACCAAAATTCAGTTCCTAACAACTCTGCTCTTTTTTCTAGGTTATCTAATTTTTCTCCAGCTACTCCTAAAATAGAATTAAGATATGGATCCTCTCTAAAAACTCTATGTAAATTATTTATAATTCCAATTTTATGCAACACTTAAATTCACGTTCCCTAGAACTGCCACTTCTTTTGTTCCTATGATTACATTTTCTTGTAATCCATTTATTGTGAAAGTTGTCCATTCTTGAATACCTTCAACATTAAGTATCCATGATGATAATATAGCGTATGAGACACTCTCTCTTTTAAATGCTATGTTCTTTAGATAAACTCTTACTTCTTGCTCTATAAGGGGCTTTAATTCTTCAAGATTATAACCATCTTTTAAAATAAGAGAACTTTCTATATTAACTATTTTTGCTGTTGCACTTATAACCGTACAGTAAGCCCCAATTGGTGCTTGTCCAGCTCCAGTACCCCAAGTCTCATTCTCATGACCTTTAGGATCTACATACTCTTGAACCCTATTTATCAATTCCTCATTAGCAATAACCTTATTATCATCGATTACTACCATCTGAACAGTATTGTTTCCATTCCATAAAGGAAAAACTCTAACATCTCCAACTCCAACAACTTCTCTTCCCCATTGCATATAATGATATACATTCCCTGAAGTAGCGGGTTTTTGAATCTCTATTAAATATCTTTCTCTTAAAGAGTCATCTGTTTCTTCATCATATCCGTCTATTAATTGATCCTTATTTGTAACTTTTGAAATTCCTTGAATTGTAATTGGAATAAGTGTTATAGAGTTTGCTCCAACATTTCCATTTGAACCAGCCTTCACTGCTTCTATATTTACAGTTCCTAGTGTGTTTATAGTAACTTGTTCTGTTGCCTTATATCTGTTCCCTGATTCTGTTTCAAAAAAATCTCCTACTTTTATAACTCCAGTTCCTTCAACTGTTAATACTCCTTTTGCTGGATTAGCTGCTTTCCTATATAATCCCTTTCTTTGCTCTACAAATCTTGTTAATTCTTGGCCAATTAAATTATATACGTCTAACTTTTTATAGTACTCTTCTAATTTTTTTTCAAACTTATGAGATTCTATAGCATATGTCCTTGTTAAATCCCTCGTAAAAGTTCCAATATCTTTTACATAATCATCTGAAATACTATTTAACATTTCTTGTTCTATTTCATCTATAGTAGGAACTTTATATGTTGTCACTCTATATACTCACCTCACTTGTTAAAGTCTCTCCACTTTTTAATATAACTGTTACCTCTATATTTAAAGAATTAAATCCATTTGTTGATTTAATATCTATTACTTCTTTAACCTCTTTTTTAGCTTGAATCTTTTCTTTTATTTCCCTTTCTAACTCCATTACTCCAAAAGGTGTACTAAATATACTATGCCCTCTTAAATTATATAAATCAGTCATTCCAAAACCAGTATCATCATAAACTCTATACTTTCCAGTTTGAGTTAATATCAATAATTCAATCCATTGTCTAACTTGTTCAATCTCACTTGCTTCTTTAGTTTTTCCATCAACTATGACTATTTTTTTTGTTTTAAAATCAAAAAGGATCTCTTTTTTCCCTTTATTTTTATTTTCTTCTTTTAGATCTAAACTTTCATTAAAACTAGGAAATATACTCATGGTTTCACCTTCCTATATTTGGAATCTATAAACCACTTTTGCCCTTTTTCTGTAGGAACAACTTTTACATAATCTCCAACTATTAAAGTATCTGTATTTATAATTGTTCCAACCGCTTTATATTTTCCAGTACCTTCTATAGTCCCATGTTTATGCTTATGAGGACCTGGACTAGCTTCTACACTGCTAGATGTTGATTCTATCGTAATCTCTGTTATATCGCCTTCTATATCAAACTCTCTTGTGTAATCGTTATATAATCTGTCATTCATATATAATTTATGAGGTAATAAAATAACTTGCCCATCATAAATTGAAATTTCTATTTCTGGAGGAGCTTTAATTACTCTACCAATGCAAGGTTCAAATTCAACTTCTTTATTTTCTCTTTGTTTCATCATTTTAACCATTTCTGTTTGATAATTCATTAATTCACCTCCAGCTCCAAACTACAAATATGATTACCTTTTGGAAAAGTATGAGTACAACTTTTTATTAAAAACTCATCTTTAATTCCGAACTCTTTAATTTCAATATCTAGTAACCTTCCAGCTCTTAAATCATCATTTCCTAGTGCATCAAGGCTTGAAGTAGTTAAGACTTTATTCAACTCTTTTAACTTCTGAGAAGCTATATTTCTAACTTTTGAAATATCATCTTTATCTGGATCAACCTCGATTACTTCTTGTAGCATTCCATATTTTTTTATACTCTCTTTATCTTCAGCTTTAGCATAGATACTTTCATCTTCTGAATCATTTGAAACAATAAGGACAATATTTTTCATATCTGCAATACTTTCAGTAAGAGCAGGCATCCCAAATATATTATTTGTTACTTGAACTTTTATTTTTTTATGACTTACCAAATTAAAAGTTGTATTCTCAATTTCTAGAATATATTTTTTCCCTGTTTCTTCATTAACGATTTTTAAAATGTCATCTATTATTTCTGCGACAGTATTATTTTTATATATCTTGTCAATTGATGTTGCTATTGCTTCTATTTTTCCTGTTTTAGCCCCTATACTTTTAAGCAAACTTTCTATACAAGAGGAGGCGTTCAAACTGTTAAATTGCTTTATAACCTTATTTTTATTCAAATAAAAATAGAAATCAAAACATTTTATTTCTTTTGAAAATTTTAATGTATCCATATCTACAATTATTCCTGTGAATAGGTTCCTCTCATTTTGAAATTTTATAATATCTCCAACTTTTATTGTTTCAGTTAAAATATAATTTGAATCTCCAAAGTTCCTAGGCATACTAAAATTAAATGAAGCTCCTAAAGTGTCTATACTTGTACTTAAAGAAATATTTCCAGCTATATTTGTTATATCTGTTACTATATCTCCTTGAATTAATTTTAATTTATGCACTATTTCCTCCAATTTTATTAGGATTTATATATTCCTGAATTGAAAGGGTATATTTTATATCTCCATTATGCTTTTTACTGTACCTAAAATCTGTTATTATGCACTCCATATTTTCCTGAATTGATAAGCTTGCAATTACTATCCTTAATGGTTTATTTCTGTGTCTTTTAAAGAAATCTATACATAGTGGGGCTAAGGTAACACTTCCAAGCCAACTATACAATTTAGAAGGAAAAAAGCTATCTATTGTCAATGTTTTCAAGCCATTTTCTCCCACTAAAGTTAAAATTTTTCCACTTGTAGTTTCAAAAGTTCCAGAATCCAAAGGAGATCCAAAATCAACATCAGGAGGAACATAAGGTAATTTAAATATCTCTCTATTATTATCTACTGAAAAATATATTTCCATACCCTTTAACACATAATTTGCTATCCTTGAAATCATTTGTTACCTCACCATATTTGATATATTTGGATTTGTTATTTTTACAAATGCTTCTGCTACTTTGTCCTTAAAGTCATCAAATCCGTATACATCTCCTTTTATAACTATTGTATATTGAGGAGTTGTATTTACTTTGGTAGAACTTTTTTCTTGGCTATATCTTTTATCTTGTCCAAAGTTAGGCTCTGGTTTATTAGAAACCTTTAAATCTGGAACATCCATATTTCCAATACCACCAGGAGTATTTGTTTTTACATTCCCAATAGTTTCTACTTTATTTTTTGAATTTTTAGTTTCATCAATAGTTATATCTATCTCTTTATCATTACTTCCAAAAATATTTTTAATAAATCCTACCATACTTTTTCCAACTTCCCTTATTTTCTCAAAATGTTGGATTACTAATAATAGTCCTGATATTAAAAGTCCGATTGGACCAGTTAAAGCAGCAAGAGCAAATGCAAAAGGTCCAAGAAAATCTAAAATTTCTTTTATCCATTTGAAAAAACTTTTAAACATATTTACAACTGAATCTATGTGTTGCCATAACAAATAACAAGCTGCTACAACTCCAGCTATAGCTATAACAATCCATCCCAAAGGTGTTAATGCTAGCGTTCCATTTAATATCCCCATTACTATAGAAACAGCTGTTAATATTGCTTTTAATACTACTAAAGCTTTAATAGTTAAATAAATACTTCCAACAAGTACTAAAATTGTTTCAATCAATACCCTATGTTCTTTTATAAAATCAAAGAGATCTGAAAAGAATGTAATCATATTTTCAACTGCTTTAGTTACTTTTTCAGCTATCTTGTCTATTGTTCCATCTTCTTGCCATCTATTTAAAACAGCCACAACTCTTTCTACCTGTTCTTTCAGCTTCATATAAAGACTGCCTTGCTTAATCGTTCCATCTTCAGTCATACCTACTATTTTAGCTAATGATGACTTTGTTACTCCAGTTACAGTTGACCATAACCCTTTCATTGTTTTAGCTTGTTTCTCGGCTCCTCCTGAAAATTTCTTTTGCATTTCAGCTTGTAAAATATCCTGTAACTTTGCCTCATCTTTTATTTGTCCTCTTTTATTAAAAACAATGTTTTTTCCATATTTTTTAGCTGCTGCTTCTATTAATTGTTCTTTCTTTATTCCGAACTCTTTCAGCCTTTCAAATTCACCCATTACACCATCTGCCATAGCTTCAGTTGCTTGATCTATTGATTTATTTGTTGCTCCAGCCATATCTGCAACATCTTTTAACCATCTTTTAGATGAAATTCCGTATGCTTCCATTTTAGCTGTAGATTCTACCACCTCTCCAGTTTCAAATGGTGTTGAGTTTGCAAATTTAATTGCGTTAGACATTAATTGTCCAGCTTTCTCAGTTGATTTTGTAGCTGTTTCAAGTTGCATCTTGTAACCTTCCATATTCATAGCTTCACCAAAGCCTTCTTTGACTGCAAATCCACTTACTACAGATGCAATTGCTACTGTTGCTTGTGCTGCTCTTTTTACAATACTATCCATAGTACTCATTGCTGATTTTCCCCATTCTTGAAGCTTTTTCTTACCTTCTTCAGTTCTTTTAGTAGTTTCAGCAATGGATTTAGCATATTCCCTTACTTTTGCTCTAGCAGTATTCAAACGTTCACTATTTTCTGTAATAACCTTTTCGTAGTCCACCATTACTTTTTTTGCTGTTTCAATTGCATCAGTATTTGATTCTTGAGCTTTTTCAAATCCATGAAGTTGACTTTTGGCAGTTTCTAATCGTTTGGTATAACTTGCTACTTGCTCCTCTGTCATTTTTGAACTTTGAGTATATTTTTCAGCTGCTAATTTAGTTTTTTCTATTTCTTTTGCATTATTAGAAAACTCCTTTGATAACTTATTTAGAGTTACTTTATCTCCTGTTTTCTGTGCTTCCTCTAGTGATTTTTTAGTAGCTTCCTGTGCCAATTTAAGCTCTTTCAGTTTTAGTTTTGTATCTTCTAAATTTTTTCTATAACCTTGAGCTTTATTATTTGATCCTGCAACTAAGTTGTCATACTTTTCAGTTTCCGCTTTTAATTTTTCTATTTGTTTAGAATTATGAGAATACTCTTTTGATAGATTTGCTATTGTTGCTTTTGCTGAATCTATATTCTTATTGGCATTTGCTATTGTTGCTTTTGCTGAATCTATATTCTTATTGGCATTTGCTATTGTTCCCTCATATTTTTTAAGCTGTTCTTTGGCTTTTTCTAAGTGGTTATTTGCAAGTTCTGTTGCTTTTGAAGCTGCTTTTAAAGGTCCTGAAAGATTGTCTCTCAAAGTTAATATTGTATTTATTACTCTGTTCCCTATTTCTTCTCACCTCCTAAAGCCTTTAAAAAAGCTTCCATCTTTTGATAATCATAAAGAGCTTTTTCTTCATTCATTTTTTCCATGCTTTGTTTAAAGAATACCTGGTCTTCATAATCAAGATTTAATAAATAATTTAATTTATGCCCTTTTTGTAGATAGTAAGAAACCCAAAATAGCTCTCCATACTTCTTACTACCTCCTATTAGTTTTTTATTGCTTCATTCACCTTCTCTTGAGTTTTAATTCCATCAAATATCCCACTCAATTTTTGAGCTAAATCATTAACTGCATTCATACCTAATATCTGAGTTGGAATTTCATACGGTGAAATTAATTTAAATCTATTTCTAACTTCTTTTGATTGCATAATTGGACAGCATCTATAAACAAGTTTTTCAGAAGCTTTTACTAATAATTTCATATCCACTTTTGAATTTTCTTTTTGCATTTTAAGTATAACTTTACTTTTTTCTTCCATTTCTAAAGTTTCGAAATCCTCTTCATTTTTTTCTTCCTCTTCAAATGTCTTCTCTGTTGTTATATCTATAGCTTTAACTGTGTCATCTAAATAATCTAATAGAACTCCTTCACGAGGTCTTACAAACTCAACTAATCCAAGTTCTGGTATTTCAATATGTGTTACCTTTATTTTTTTACTTTCATTCTCTTCAACTTTATTTAAAAATTCTTGTATTGTTATCGGTTGTTTTTTTTCCATATTCATCTCCTTTTTAAAAAGAAAGCTCCTACTAATAAGGAGCTTTTCTATTTTATTTCTCTTGTAACCATTCAAAAGATTCAGCCTGTCCTGAAAGCTCTATTTCTGCCACTTTATTTTTTTCAAAATCAATTAAAACTTCTTCATCAAATGTAACTCCATCTAATTTAAGTCTTTTAGTTACTTTTCCTGATATATTTGTATTTGCTAAAATTAATGCAATATCCTCACTTTCATTAAAAGCATCTAAATTTTCTGAACCTAAGAATTTAAATGTTCCTGAAAATTCAATTGTCTCTCCTACTTTTACCCTTACCGTTCCATCACCAATAGGAGCTGGAATTTCTTCATATTTATTTTTTCTTACAGCCTTAGATTTAGTTACAGTTACAACTTCCTCACCATTAACCCAAAGTTTTCCTTTATTTCCATTAAAATAGTCATTCTTTTTAGGATTTGCCATCTATTCCTCCTTCTTACATGAATATATCGAAGAAGAAATCTTCCATAATTCCTGTTATCTTTATACTTCCCTTTAAAAATACTTTTGTGGCAACTGTCATTTTCATAGCATATGCATCATCCCAGGAATTAACTGTTTCCTCTCCCCATTTTGGATAATTAGCTAATCTTTGAGATGCTATATCTACCATCGATTTATTATCAAAGTTAGGATCTAATATCTTATCTTTAGCTAAAGCTTTAAAATATCCATTGATTGATGAAATTAGTAACATTTGATTATCTAAAATATTTGGATACTTACCTTTATAACTATTGTTCCAAGCTTTATATATGTCACAATAAATTAAGTCCATTTTTTCAACTGTATTTATATGTGTCATTTCTTCAGTAACTCCTTCAGATATTGTCACAAGTGAATTTACAGCTCTAGCTACTCTTACTTCTCCTTCATCATTAAAAAGAATATGTTCTCCTTTTCCTATAACTACTTCTAGATCTTCTGGTTCAACTACACTTTTAAATTTTAAAGGCTTTGCTATCCCTGACATCATCATTGATAGTCCTGCATAAAAACCAAGTAAATATGAAAGTGCATACTCTCCATTCTTTAACCCTCTTTCATCAAAAAACTCTATCTTTTCATTAGTTTGATTAATAATGTGCATAGAGTCAGCAGCAGTAGCCTTATATACAATAGCTTTATATCTTTTTTTATTGTTTTTATTCTCTCCTTTAACAAAAGTAACTAAATCATTTTGTTTTTGTGCTGTAGATGTTTGAATTGCTATCCATGAATTACGAGGTATAATTCCTTTTATTTTATTTAATAAATCTGTTAATTCTCCATCTGTTCCTAATTTAAATACATAAAGAGCCAATGGTGTTCCTTCTAAAGCATCCTTAATAAATAGAATGTTTTCTGGGCTAAACATTTTCTGTTCATCACTTGTGAAATCACTTATTGTTACATATTTTTGTTTGTTATCTCCAACTGTCTCATCTTCAACTATTAAAACAGCATAGCCTTTTTCTCCTCTTGCTATCGCTGATACTCCTAAGCCTTTAAAAACTATTTCTAACTTAGGTAGTCCATTACTTGTCGCCATTAATTTCCTCCCCAAACTCTAATTCTTCAATATTGTGCTCGTATTCTCTCTCATATTCCTCTGCTATAAATACTTTAAACTCACAATGTAAAACTTTATCAACTTCAAATATCTTTACATCTGTTGCTTCTACAACTAAATCATCTGTTATATTAAAAGATTGTTCTTCTACAAAAGCTTTGTTTAAAATATCTCTCATTTTTAATAGATCCATTTGATTTTTTTTTAGATGTTTTGGAAAATATAGAATATCAAACTCTATTTCTCTTTCCTGGAACTTATCCATCAAATTTGAAGAATCTATATCTAACATATCTATAAAAAAGCAAGGTCTCTTAAAGCCTTCTTCTATATCTGAAGAGTTAATTTCTATATCTGGAGCAATTTTAGCCAGTTTAGATACTATTGAAGCCTGTATATCTATAAAACTTATCACCTTTCACCTACTTAAATTCATTTTTCATAAGAACATCATCTATAAAATTTTGAGTATCATTGTAAAACTCATCTTCAAAATCTTTTTGAGCTGTCATAAACACATGTTTACCTCTTTGAAATCCATGTTCTTTACCTGTTCTATCCTTTTTTATATATCCATATTCAATTAAATGAGCATGAGGAGCAGTAGAATAAGTCCTCACTGCTAATGCTCCTTTAAAATCATAAACTTTACCTCGTTTTATACTTTTTATATAATTTCCAGTAGATTCATTCACCCTACTTTTTGCCACACTCAATGTTTTATTCTTTAATTTGTTTCCGCTTTTTCTTAAAAATTCTTTTGAGTCTTTACCATTATTTATTGAGTTAGCTAATTTCATTAAATCCTTTGATAGTTTATCTAAGCTCATGCTGTCACTCCGTTTTTAGCTTTACCATTAGGTCTATAAAGCTATTCTTTTTAAAATCTGGATAAATGTATTCAATATCGTAAATCAAGCCCTTATAAACGATATGGTAATCTGCTTTAATATCTGTTTTCCTAATTCTTATTTTAAATCTTGTGTTATTGGCTGCTGTATCTCCTTCACCATTAACGATACTTCCAGATTGAAATTTTATCTCAGCCCATACTTTTTTTATTAATATATCCTCATAGCTTGTTCCCAATTTCCCTTTAATATTTTCTTTCTTATAGATGCCAATTCTATTTCTTAATCTACTGCTTAGATTAGACATTTAAATCACTATACTTTAATTTAGTATATAAAGATGAAAGAATGTTATTTGGTTTAAATTCAAGGTCTTGAGAGCCTCTATTTTCATATCTATCAGTTATAATTATCAACTGAGCTAACTCATAAGTTTTAAAAGAACCACCAGAGTCAAAAGTGACTCCAGTGGAATTTGCTATCTCTTCTTTACTAAATTCTATAAGCATTTCAATAAAATTATCTTCATCACTTTCATCTATTCTTAGATACTCTTTAGTTTTTGTTAAATCTATCATTTAACCACCTTATTTTTTCTTAGTATCCTTCTCTTCTACACTTTGTTTAAAAGCTACAGACGCTGTTCCTACTATTGGAATTTGACCAAATACAACTGCTGCTGAATCAAATTTCTTAACATCTAATCTCATAATAGCTCTCATATCTACTCTATTTTTCTTGAAAGCATCTCCGCCAACATCAGTTGATTTTAATTCAATTGTTTCTCTATCAAATAATACAATTGCTTCTGTTAATGACCCAATTATTAGCGGAGCTTTTTTCTCTGTTGTTCCTGTTGTTTTCAATGTTCTATTTGATAAAACAAAAATCTCTTTTCCATTTAACATCTTCTTAGTTGGATTTTTAGGGTCTTTTTCTAACAAGTAATTACCTTGTGAATCTTTAAGTTTATTTAAGTAGTTAAATCCATCTTGATTAGTTATTACTTTAGCTAGTGCTGAAATAGATGGATCTAATGTAACATCCATTATATCTTTTACATCGTCAATAGTTTCAACTTGGACTTTTGTTAATGTATTAAGGATTGCAATTATCAAAGAATTTTCTGTTGCAACAGCTTTTTTAGCTAACCATTTATTTAGATAACTTCTTAAATTAGCTGTTTGATCTTGTAGTAAAGTTCTTGGAATAGGTAAAATTCCACCATAATTTTTTATTGCATATGTCACAGGTATAAATTTAGGTGCACTTGTTTCTTTAATTCCTTCCTCACCTGTTTCTGTAAACTCTTCAAGTGGAGTATGCTCTGCATCTTGCTCTAATACTCTAGACCCAGTCGTTGTTCTTACTTGTTCAACTGTTACTAATCCTCTTAAAGCTGTATATGTTCTTTTTAATTCATTAATTTCTGTTTGTTGGTCTACTGGTATTAAACATCCACCATCAGCTTCAACTCCTGAATTTAAGTTTCTTGCTTCTAAGACCTCTATATCATCTGCATTTGCTCTTCCCCTTAAAGTATTATAGAAGGCTTCCTCATATCTTGCATTTGAGTCTGTATTATCTCCATCTAAATTGCCTCTTCCTAATTGCTGTCCATTTCTATTATTTACTTCAGTTCCTGAATTTTCTAATTCTTTTTGTAAATTAATTTTAGCTTGAAGCTCTGATATTCTATTTGTAACCTCTTTTATTTCGGACTCTGTTATCCCTTCCCTCTCCATAGTATTTTTCGCTTCTGATTTTAGATTGAACATCTCTTGTTGTAACTGTTGTAATTTTGTCATTATGACCTCCTATAAGTTTATTAATAAATTTAATTTTGCTTTTGCTAACTCAATTTCGGAACTTCCAAAATCTTCTTGACTCTCAGGATTTTTATCTTTAACTTTTATGTTATTCATTAAAAGATTTTGGGGTAATTTATAATTCTTATATAGTTCTCCATCTAAATAAGCTGCTATATCAACTGACTCTGTTAAAGTCACATTGAAATAATCTTGAGCTGTAAAACCATCAAACCATGTCTCAGCTTTCATAAGTTCTAAAAATTCATCAAAGGTTTTATTTTCTTTTGCTTTTGTCATATAAGCATTTGCTATCGTGGTATCAAACCTCTCATATAAATTAGCTTGCTCTCTTAAATCATCAGCATTACCTATTGCAAACCCCCATGCTTTATGAATCATCAAATAAGCATTCTCAGGAACTATAATCTCATCTCCCGCCATAGCTATAACTGAGGCTATTGAAGCTGCATACCCTTCTACAAAAACTCTTTTATGACCTTTATGTCTTACTAACATGTTGTATATTGCTATTCCTGCAAATACACTTCCACCTGGTGAATTAATATAAATATCTAAAGCATCATTTTCTCCAATTTCATTTAATAACTCATTCACATCAGAGGGTATAACATCACTATTTGACCATCTACTTGATGCAATTTCCCCAAAAATAATAAGATCCACTGCATTTTCAGTTTTATTTTTTACTTCTAATTTGCCTTTATCTAAATTTAGTATTGGCATCTATTCACCCCCCTTTATATACTGTGTTCCTATATTTTCTAAATTGATTGTAGAACCATTACCTAATAGAGTATCTCCACCTTCTATATATGGAAGATTTAAATCTTCTCGCACCTCATTTGGTGTCATAGCAAAATTAGTCAAGTATTTACTATAAACTTCAGCTTGGGTTTTATTATCCATTTTGAAGAGAATTTTTTCATTAATTTCTAATCTATATCCTTTATCAATATCCCTTTCACTTAACAATTTATATGTTATTTCTTGTTCATACGCTTTAAATAATGGTTGAAGTGTATTTACATAGAAATCTACTTGTTGAGTTTCAGAGTTACTATATGATGATTTTGTATAATCATTTATTATGTTTGGCTTTATTCCAAATGCAGCTGCTAATTGTAATGCTGACACTTTATTATTCTCAAAGAATTGTGCATCTGCTAGCTTCATATCTAGTAATTGAGCTTGCATCCCAAGTGGAATTGGAATAAACTTTCCTGACCCTTGAGTTTTTGAGAAATTTTCAAGTTTTAAAGCTATCTTAGCCTCCGCTCCTTGTTTCAATTCTCCTGTATAATGAACTAAAACTTTAGATCCAAACATATTATTTTTATATAATTTATTTAAAAATCCGATAGAATTTTTACCACTACTTATTTGAGTTTTTAAAATATCTCTTATTGGAATTCCTGAAAGTCCATCAAAACTAATATGTGTTTTAAAATGTATAATCTCATCCATTTCAAAGCTATATTGCTTTCCACTTCTGCTATCTGTCCAAACATACCAAAGAGCATTTAATCTACCAAAAATACCCTTATTATCTATCCAAATCTTTACTTGATTGCTTGGAAGTACCCAAAGATACTTAGGAAATCCATTTCTGTCTGCTTCTATATATATATAGGCATTTCCATGATGTAATTTATTTAGTTCAACTGTTCCCCAAAATGTTGCAGAACTTATATATGGGTTAGGTCTAAGATTTAAAAGGGTTTCCATTTTAGAATTTATAATCTTTTCTTTCCCCTTTTTTTCTGTTAAAACTCTAAGTTCCCAGGGCATTTTTGACATTGTATCTGATAAATGTTTTAAACAAATATAATAAATTGTTTCTGATAAATCACTACTATTATCAATGTTATCTATATTAATTCCATAACCACCTAAAAAATCTCCAAGCTCTTCAAGAGTAAGTCCTTCTTTTTTTTCTGTTTTCATCATATTTTTTATTTTTTCAACTATTTTCATTATTCACCCCCTCCATATAATTTATCTAGGTAGTTATCTTCTGCATATTGAGTAATATCAAATTCAAATTCATGATACATAGCTAGTTTAAATGAACATAATAGTGCATCAACGGGATCTATTCTTTTTCGTGAAGCATCCTTATCTATTTTTATTAATCCATTATTTTGCTTTATTACAGTATTTCCCATAGCATAATTTAGAAGAGGGTTATACACATATATAATATTTCCTGAATATACCTGTTCTCTAAAGCCTTGTGTGCTTTCATTTAGAGACTTATGTGATTGAAATACCTCTGTTACCTCATATCCTTGCACTTCCAAATCCATCATTATCTTAGAAGCATTTGCGGGATCAAAGCAAAGATGCCTTATTTCCCAATTGTTTTCTTCACAAGTTTTTATTACATATTGCATAACTTGTTCTTGGTCTACGATAGGGGTATTTGTTATTGTTAAAAATCCTAACTCTTCCCATGTATCATAAGGAACTTTATCGACTAATTTTCTCTCCATTAATTTATCTCTATTTGGAATAAAGGAGTGACTAAAAATTATATATTTTGCTATTCCATCATCCATTATAGGAAGTATAAATGATACACTTGTTAAATCTATCTTGGCAGACATGTCAAATCCTACATACACAGCTCTATTTCTTATTTCATATGGTAATTCCTTAACTTGACACTTCTTCCATTTTTCCATATCTATATATCCTAAATCTTTAGCTTGAACCCAAATATTTAAGATTTTTGTTTTAAATGAAATCATCTTTTCAGGAACGCTTTTAGCAACTTCATAATCAGATGTTATCTTTTCTATCCCCTCTTTGTATGTTGCTCTAAGAGGATTCGCTTTTTTCCAAGTTCTTATATCTCCTATTTCATCACCTTTATCAGCTTCACAAATATCTACAAAATACTCACTATTTTCTATATCTAAATTTGGATTTAACAATTCTGAGCAATATTTATATTCCTCTCTATAGCAAGGAACATTTAAATCTATTCCTGCTGTTGTTATTATTAACAATAATGACTCTTTAGAGTTACTTCCTAGTGCTAGATCATAGAATTCTGTTGTTGCATGTTGATGGTATTCATCTAAAACCAATGCAGCAGGATTAGTTCCATCTCCTGTTTTTCCATCTTGCTTAGATAATGGCTTTAAAAATGATGTTGTTTTTATGTGAACTATTTTATCTCTTGTTATTTTGAATTTTGGAGATAAAGAACTCCCAGTAAGCATATTTTGACACTCTGAAAATAGTAATTTTGATTGTTCTCTTTTTGTTCCTGCACAAAATGTTTCTGCTATCTCATTATTTCTTGTTGCCACTACAGATATTTCATACAGCATACATCCAGCTTGCATTTGAGTTTTGGCATTTTTCCTTCCAACCTCTATAAATGCTTTCTTAAATCTTCTATACCCATCTTTTCTTTTCCAAGCATATATTTGACAAACTATAAACTTTTGCCAAGTTGTTAGCATTATTGGAGTTCCTGCTAATACACCTTTTGAATGGTTAAGGTATGTAAACCATTTAACAATTCGTTGAGCTTCCTCTTCATCCCAAATGAACTTCTTTTCTTCAACATCTTTTAAAAAACGTTTACAAGCCCATATATGCTTTTGTCCACTTGGTATTACTCCGTCTATACAATCTTTTGAATATTGTACAAGCTCACTTTTAGTACTCATTAAACATCTCCAAACTCTTTATCTAGTTTTTCATCTATTATTGTAATTATTCCAGAGCCAGCTTTTAATCTTGATTCCATAGTTAATCCTAACAAAGAACCATACCTTTTCATTTCATCTGAATACTTCAGTTCTAAGCTTACAAGTGGATTTATTTCCTCTACAATCATTACGTCTGTTTTTAGATTTGTTACAATAGATGCATACCTAGCAAAAGCATTGCAATAAGCTCCCAAATTATTATAATCTAAGTTGCTTATCATAGATTTTTTATTAAACTGCTCTACAAGTCTTACCCATTCTTTTGTTGCTATCTCGTTTACCAGCCAATCTGGAGGGATTTTAAGTTGTTCATTTCCTACAAAAACCGATTCTTGCTCTAACTTTTTTATTTTTATCTCTTCCTGAGTTAAATGTTTTGTTTGTACTTCAAGTGGTTTTCTAATTTTTGACACCTCCATTTTTTATTTTCAAAAAACTTCTCAAAGGGAAATTTGCGAAAAGTATTGGAAGGATGCGGTATTGGGCTGTGACCCTAAAACTTTTTCATATACCCCTACCTTCAGTCTCTACTTCCCACACCTGAATAAACTCTCTTATTTCTTTAATTGTCCCTGTTTGATTTGATTCATACAATTTATGTATCTCTCTATGAGCTTCGTCACTTAGATAAACAAGGTTAGATAATAAAGATCCTTTTAATTTATCTTCTGATAACGGAACTATATGATGAGCTGTTGTTCCTGTCACAACTCTTTTATGTTTGTATAAGCTCCAAAGACATAGATTACTAAATCTGTTCTTACAGGCTTCTCTTAGTCTCTTCCACTCTTTACTATTATAAAAACTTTGATGCTCTCTTTGACACTTATCGTATATCCTATTTGATTCAGTCCTTGTTTTCTTATTACATCCATTTGGACACCCTTTAAGATTATAAGAATACACTTTCCTACATCTCGGACATATTCTATTCATCTACAACAACTCCATAAGCTTTTGCCTTTTTCTCTTTTGTTTTCAATTCTATTTTTTTTAATTTTAAATCTACTAAATCCTCATCTAGTTTTATTACTCTTTCTTTCTCATCTGATAGTATCTGTTCTTTATATGCTTCATATCTTACTAACTTAATCTTGTAGTCAATCTCTTCCTCTGGAGACATTATAGAGTAAAGTTCTTTAGCAAATCGATAACCATCTCTGTGAGTAGCTATTCTAGTTTTTAAAGCATCTTCTCTCCCTTTGTTTGTAGGTCTTTCTTTTTTTCTTTCTAACTCGATTAAGTAAGCTAAGGTTGATTTATGAAGATTTTTATAATGACCCTTTATCTCTTCTTTCTCTTCCAAGTGACTCTCTATATCTTTCTCAACTTCCTTCAAGTAGAGCAGAGATGAGTTTATTCCTTTTACCCACTTTTCTTTACTAGATATGTTCCTTAATGTGCCATAGGATAATCTAAATTCATAGGCTAACTCTTTTAGATCTTCTCCATACTCGAATCTTTTTCTTATCTCTTTTTTTATTGTAGTAGAAACTTTATTTATCATTGCTATGACACACCTCCTATAAAAAGAATTAGTTAAGTAATAAAAATGTCATTTATATTGGCTATTTAGTTAATAAGGAAAAATCACTACAATTACTTCTTTGAATATTCTCTACAACCTGTCTATTTCCAAAGTATTTAAGCTTGTTTTTACGCATCAAAGATTTAACCACTATTTGAAACTAGTGGTTAAAAATAAATTCCATCAAATAATTCAGTTTTTCTAAATTATTGTGATTGGAATAATTCTTTAATATTGTTTTTATTTCTCTTGTTTTATGTGGTTTATCATGTTTATCAACAAGCTCTATCAGAAGAGTATAATCAAATATCCAGCAATTTTCTTCTAGATGTCTATAGACTCCTCTTTTCGCTTTCTTTCCTAACTCTTTTCCAAATTTATTAGATTTTTTAAAAGCTAGAAACTCTTTCTCTAAATTAATCTTTATAATACTTTCTAAGTGTTTTATCCCCTCTTCTAAGAGCTTTCTCTTGGTATTCTCTATGAAGATTCCATCTATAAGCTCAAAGCTCCCTAAAATCGAATTCAAGCTATTATCTTTTCCTTTTTTATTGGTATAATATGAAAAGGTTCTATTTAAAAACTTCCATTCTAATCTTGTTATATCTAACTCCAAATCTAGTTTTTTAGATTCCTCTGTTTTATCATAAGCAGTAACTAGAGTAGCTCCATAATTCCCTAGAAGAGTCTCATCTTGAAACATCAATCTATAGCTTTTATTTCTAGTGCATCTACTTATCTTTTTAAAGTGTGGGACCGATATAAAAAGAAGTTTTAATGCTTCTTGAACATCTAGGAAAGCTTTATTAAAATTAAGATTTATTTCAATATCTTTTATTTTCGCTTGTGCCAACTCTATGTCTATTCCCTTTTCTGAAAGTTCTTTTACTAATATTAAAAGAGCTGCTTCCAACTCTATTTCTCTTGAATTATAAATATTATGTCCACTCAAAATCTTATTAGGATTAAATCTCAAATTTTTAAAATACGTTTCTTTTCCACTTGTGTATAATCGTGTAGTGCTATCCAAGGTATAACTTGGTTCTTCTAAATAGAACTTTTCTTGATAGAACTCTTCTGTTACTTGTTCTGTTATATATAGATTACTATTGTAGCTAATTTCAAAGTTATATAGAGTTAACCAATCTATACCTATTCTAAATATCTTACTGGTATCTAAATTCACATTTATATACCTCCATTCTGCCAACCCCTTTCCCGAACCTTCCTGTAATTTACACATTGGTTCATCCATATTTTGTTACTAACTAAATGTAGTATTTTCATATTTTTCTATTTGCTCTAAAAGTTGTTTCATTAAATTTATGTCTCTTTTTAAATCTTCCAGAGTATTTTTTTCATAAAAATACTCTTTTTTTCTTAAAAATAATAAATGTATTTTTTTTTCATCAAGTATTTCTAAATTTTGAGATACTTTTTTACTAATCTTTTTTATTTGAAGAATACTGTGACTTAATGCCTCTATTTTTATAACTTTCATAAATACCTCCCTATAGATTACTAATAATCTTAGAGTAGGAAATTTCTTTTCCATCTCTTATTAAAATCACATCTTCTTTTCCTGAGTTTACATATCTTTTTACTATCACATCCATATATCTCGGGTCTAACTCTAACGATCTATTTTTTCTCTCTAATTGATCACAAGCCATCATAGTTGAACCTGAACCACCAAATAAGTCTAAAACAATATCTCCTTTTTTAGAACTATTCGTAATTGCCCTTCCTGGAACTTCTACTGGCTTAGTTGTGGGGTGTAACTCTGACTTTTTAGGTCTTACAATATCCCAAACATCACATTGTTTTCTATCTTTGACTGGATGAAGTCTAGGTGACCCTTCTAACCATCCATACCAAATAGGCTCATATCTTGTATGGTAGTCTTTCCTTGAAATGACAAAACAGTCTTTATTCCAAATAATAGTAGATGACCAATGATAATTATTTTGAGATAAGGTTAACATCATATTTCCCCATTCTTGACCTGACATCACAACATAAGTAGGACAACCTTCCTTTGAGAATTCAGCCATTCTCGAAAATACATCAAACATAAACTTCTTAAAATCATCTGTTCCCATAAAATCATTTAGTATTGTTCTTGGTTTATATCCTTGAGGGTTATCCTTTTTTACTGCTCCATAATTTACATTCCAAGGTGGGTCTGTAAATACTAAGTCAGCTTTATCTGTTAACATTACTTTTCTTAAATCTTCAACCTTTGTACTATCTCCACAAAGCAACCTATGATTACCTAGCACATATAAGTCACCAAGTTTACTATATGGTTCTTTTTCTAAGTTTACTTCTGGAGGGTCATCCTCTTTAAACTCATCAATTTTTATATCCAAACCTTCAATCTCAAATTCCTTTAGCTCCTCTATTTCAAAACCAGTTAAAGCTAAATCTTCATTGCTAACTTCTATAGCTTTTAATTCCAATTTTAATTTTTCTAAGTTAAATCCAGTATTCATAGTTAATTTATTGTGAGCTATTATATATTGTTTTTTCTGTATCACAGTCAAATGATCTAATTTTATTGTCTCTACCTCTTCAATTCCTAGTTGTTGAAGTGCAATATATCTACCATGACCTTCTATAATTGTATTATTCTCATCTATTGCTATTGGATCATTAAAACCAAACTCTTTAATGCTTGCTTTTATTTGGTCTATTTGTTCTTGAGGATGCTCTTTAGCATTATTTATATATGGTGTTATTTGTGTTAATTTTAGTTTTTCTATTTTCATATGATCTCTCAAAGCTCATTTTTTTCTAAGTGTTCTAATAACTGAATGATAGAATCTACTGTTTTATCCATTAATGAGATTAATTCATCAAAACTTTTAACACTATCTAAAAAAAATGGCTCTAGCAAAATGGCAACTGGTTTAGTTTTGTTAAGTATTGACCCACCTCTATCGGCTTGTTTCGTAGCTTTTATTCCTCTATTGTTTAATTCTAAATGTTTTACGAGTATATCCTGAGCTACTGAAGCTAATCTCTTGCCCTTGCTCGAAGTATGAGCATAAAGCACTTCTGTTCCTTGTGAGATCCCGTTAGATGCATTAAAATGGCAACTAATTAGTATATCTGCATTAAGACTATTGATTTCACTTACAAGGTCTTTATAGTCATTTCTGGCCTTAGCTACTAAATCTATATTTATGAGTCTCTCTTTTTTAAATATCTCTGCTACAATCCATGTAGTAAGATCAAACTCATTAATTGTTTTTCCTTCAAGATTGACATGGCATCCCTTATCTTTAAAGTTATGACCAGCTAGTAAAATCACTCTTTTCATTTTCCCTCCTAAATTTTTACAAAAAATAAAGGAGCCAAGAGCAACCTCGCGGTAAACCCTTGACTCCTTAATTGAGTCCTATCAGCTATTTATTTTATATTTTTAATATACTCTCAAAATTTTTTTATGTCAATAAAATTATTTGAAATCATATCCAAAAGAATCAGTTTTATTTAAAAAAATATTTTTAATTTCATCAAAATTTGCATAATTTCCATAAACTGAGATATAAATATCTCCACAAAATCCTTTGAACGATATAGTATACTCACCCGAAGCACTATAGCTAGCCATATACATTACTCCTCCGTTTTTAGAGATGAATACTTTAAAGTCATCTTTACTTTGTAGATACTTTTTTTCTCTTTGCATTTTAATATTTTTTTCATTTTCATTTGCAAAGTTAGCAATATATGTTTCTCCAATTACTTTTCCTGAACTATTTAAAATATCTGAAGAATCAATAACCTCTATCCCAAAAATAATTGAAGTTATCATTAAAAATAATATTATCATTTTTTTCATAACATATCCCCCTGTAATCTATACGATTGATATGTTTATAATATATCTTTCTTTTAAAATTGTCAAATTTCATATTTAGATTCGATCCCACATTGACAAACAATTTTGTATATGGAACCATTCATCGAAATTTTATTTGCTTTCTTATTTGAAATAAAATATCCAGCTTCATTTTTTTCAACTAAAAAAGCCCCGCATTTTTTACATTTATATCTTACTCCCACTCTTATTCTCAGCATTTATAGTATCTCCTTATAATTTAAACTGTGTTCTGATAATCTTGCTAAATTAGATGTTCTCAACAAATACTTTTGCAATATATATCCCATCTATCAAATCGTTTTCAATATCTATTACATCATAATTTTTTGATACTGAAATTAATTTATTTTCATATTTAGATAAACTTTCTTCGCTTATTATTAGTATCTCCAATGATCCTCCCATTTTTAATAAAATCTGAACAAACTGGATGTTCATAACAATTTTTTATATACCTATTTTTATAATTCTTAAATCTTTTGCATCTCGAAAAGTATTTACAGCTTCCACATGAAAATGGTAATTTTTTTATTGCTAAGTCTAAAAAATGTTTAGCTAGAAACAAAATGAAAATTGAAATTATAATAATTATCAAATCAATCATTCTTCCAACAACCTTATTTTTAATTTTGCTGAAATAAGTTGACTTTCTATCAAACGATTTCTAGATTCGACAGATTTTAATTTGAAATTTTGGAAAATAATAATTGATACACTTATTAAAAATATTGTAAACATTAACTAAATCCTCCCCGAGTTTAATTCTTTTATTAAATCATATTTAATTTTATTATCTGCCAGCAATAGTGCAAAAGGTTCAAAAGAGTTATGTATTCTTGCAATAGCTAGAGCTTTAGCTTTTATTAAGTTCTGCTCATCTTGTGATAGTTTTGAAAATATTATATCCAGTATTTCTCTTTCTTCAACTTGATGTTGTTTTGTGTCCTCAACAATGGTATTTGTTGTTACTGGTTTCTCTTTTGTTATAGTCTCAACGGCTTTAATTTCTTTTTGTTCTTTAAAAGTTTTTACTTTATATTTCGATTGTCTATCGCCATTCATAATTTTTTTACTAAATGCTCCAGATAAATTTTTTATGTCTGGATTAACTTTTAAATTGTCATAAGTTTCTATCAAATAATCGTTTACTTGTTCTTTACTAAGAGTCTTTAATAATTTTGAAACACTTTTTTGATTCGTTAATGTAAAATTTATATTTAATTCTTTAAACAAGTTCTCAAAAAAATCATGTTCATGAATCATGATATTGTTATTGAGTCTTGTTATAGTCTTGTTAGTGTCACATTCTATGTTACTAGTTTGTGCATCAAATGTTACTGCTTTATTGCAATTTTTGTCAGTGGTGTCATTTTTTGTGGTCTCATTTTTTGACACTACTTTTATATTCTTTAAAAAGTATCGATTACTCTTTCCTTGTTCTCTTTTCACCTCAATCATATTTTTTAACTCTAGACTATTAATATATTTTCTGATAGTTCTTTTGTCTTTAACTCCAGTTTTTAAACAAAGCGTTTCTTCGCTTGGAAAGGATTCGCTAGTATGATTATTAGCATGTCTAGCTAAAACTACATATAGCAATCTTTCCATAGGTTCTAAATCAATTCTATCAACAATTTCATTTTCTAGCCAAAACCAGTCCGTAGATCTTTTGTCCCTCATTTTATCCTCCTAATGGAGAAAATAGACTGCCAAGTACTATCTCTCCTTCTTTATTTAATTGTTACCCTCAACTATTAGATAGTGATAGTACTTGGCTATTAGTTAAGGGTACCAATTAAATGCCTACCGAGGTAAGCTTTAAGATTTTTTCTTTATAACTAGCTCATATCCTAAATCTGAAAGTATTTCAGTAGCAGCATTTAACCCAATGCTTTGATTTTGATTTATCATTCCTGATATCATCTTGTTAAAATATGTGTATGATCTATTTGTTTTTATTGCAAATTTTCTACGACTTTTGAACTGTCTTCTTATTTCTGTATCTATAAAGAAACCTAGTTCTGATATTTTCAAAATATCACCTCACATTTATAACGTTATTTGTATATAATATAACGTTATTTGTATACAAAGTCAACAAAAAAAATGAAGAGAATTCAATCTCTTCATAATATACCTCCATAAAATTAGCTCCGTTCCCATATTTTAAATCTATCTAAAACTTTATTTTAGATAGATTTCTGCTTAGCAATCTAGTTACTACTCCCAAACATTTTATATTACCATCATCATCAAATGGAGGATAAATATCATTTAATGCAAAGAATTTAGGCTTGTAATCAACAATCATAACTTTTCTAACATATCTGATTCCATCTTTTTCAATTACAATAATTTTTTTGTTAAGTTCTTGCCAAGTGTCATCAGACTCCTCAATTAAGAGAGTATCTTCATCGTAAAACAAAGGTTCCAGTTCACTTCCTGTAATCTCTATACAGTAAGCATTCTTTTTTAATTGTATTCCCATAGGTATGATCATCTCCTTAGTTTTCATTTCCTGGAGCAATGACCCATCCCCTGTAGAGTTTAATACATACACTTTGAACTTCTGAACTTTTAAAGCGGGCGAAGAAACTGTAAGGCTATCATTTTTATAGACAAGCTTTTCAAGTATTGTATTTGGAAGCTTTTCTTCTAGATAAGATAGTGTCAACTCATCTGCATCTAAGTCATAAACTGAAATTAATTTATTATATAATTTTTCAGATATTGGAGAGATTCCTTTTTCGACTTTATCTATATACGAATGAGAAACGTCCAGCTTATCTGCTAGAGTATATAAACTGTCCTTGCGTATCTTTCTTACCTTTTTTAATGTTTCACCAAATCCCATTTCATCACCCTTTCTTTTTAGTATTTACTTACATGATAACTTATTTTTTAAAAAAATAACAACTTTTTTGTTGACAATATAACGTAAAAAGTATATATTAATCTTATAACGTTATAACGTTATATAGTTTTTACGTAATTATATACTGTTTTATATATTCTGTATTTAATAAATAAAATAATTTTAATTTTCCAGGGGGATTTATGAGGACAAAAAGACAAGGACTTGAAATTCAGGTTGAAGAAATTTTTAAACAGTTTTACAAAGATAAAATAGTTAAAGAAAAAGTGAATAGCTTTATTATATCAGAGGATGAAATTAGAGGAATGTTAACAACAGATCCGCAAGAAAAATGATGGGAATTTCTTCAGCAGTGAACTTCAACATCAAATATTTTGGAAGTTTCTAAAAAAAAGAAGATAAACAAGTTTTAGTTTTTGTTAAATTAGAAAATTTTATGGGGGTTGAATAATGAGACCTTCAAGTATTGTAGATGATGCTCTAGGGTTGACGATGGGGACTACTGGAGTCCTCTTTGAAATCCATGAAACGGTTGGTATAGATTATGAAATAGACGCCTTGGATGATAAGAGAAGAGAAATATACATAACAAACATGAAAGAATCTATTGAAAGATTAGAAAAATTTGCAATTCAATTTAAAGATAAAACTTTTACAAATTGGGTTAAAAGATACATTAGTTTTTTAAAAATCGACTTAGAAAAACAATTATACTATGAAGAATTATCAGATAAGCTAAGAGATAAACTTTTTAAAAATGTTAAAGAGAGAAAAGAACAACTTCAAAATGAAAATAGAAGATTTGAGAATTTATTATTCGAAAAAAATTATAATAAATTAGGTTTAAGATGA